AGTTAAAAGAACTACACGGCGACAGAAAAGGTGTTCACGAAAACTTCAAGAAGATGGAAGAATTCGTTGTTGGTGCTCTTGCAAAAGAAATTAAAGAGTTCCATGAAGACAAAAAAGGCGTTGTGGAAACGAAAGTTAAACTAGTAGCCGAGGCCAAAAAACAAATGGCTAAGATGAAAGAAGCTTTCATAACAAGATCTGCTAAAGTTGTAGAAAATGCTGTAAACACAAAACTTGCTGAAGAGTTAAAATCTCTTAAGGAAGACATTAGTGCGGCAAGAGAAATCAACTTTGGTAAGAAAATATTCGAAGCGTTTGCAAGTGAATATCAGAATTCTTACTTAAATGAGAAATCTGAGACTAGCAAGTTGATGAAAGTAGTTGACGAAGCTACTCTAAAACTAGCAGATGCTGAGAAAGTCATCGAAGAAAAGAAAGCGGTGATTGAGTCGAAAAATGCTGAGTCCAAAAGACAAGCAGACTTGATGGAACGTAAGGAAAAGATGGCTGAGATGCTCAAACCATTGGGCAACGAAAAGAGTGAAGTAATGAGTCAATTGTTGGAATCAGTTTCAACAGCTAAACTTGAAGCTTCATTTAACAAGTATCTACCACACGTGATGGCTGATAAAGCAGTTAAAGAAACTACGAAAGTACTTTCTGAAAGCGGCGGAAACAGAGCACAAAGGGAAGATGCTGACTTAACAAATATCCGTAAATTAGCGGGTATATAAACAACTAAACAAAAGGAAGATTACAAATGTCAGATATATTTGAATCAAAATGGGGCGAAACTAAAGCCGCTCTTACAGAAGGTTTAGCTGGTAACAAAAAGAAGACTATGGATGTTATCTTAGAAAATACTAAGAGATACCTTTCAGAACAATCTACAGCTGGTGCTACAAGTGCCGGTAACGTTGCTACGTTAAACAGAGTTATCCTACCAGTAATTAGACGGGTTATGCCGACTGTTATCGCTAACGAAATCGTTGGTGTACAGCCTATGACTGGTCCAGTAGGACAAATTCACACACTTAGAATAAGATATGCAGACTCAGTTGCGTCAAACACGACAGCAGGTGAAGAAGCACTATCTCCATTCAAAATTGCGAAAGCATACTCTGGAAACCAGAACAACTCAGCTCCAAAAGCGGCTTCAACAGCTTCTTTAGAAGGTGAACCTGGAAAAAGATTATCAATCCAGATCTTAAAACAACCGGTTGAAGCCAAGTCTAGAAAATTATCAGCTAGATGGACGTTTGAAGCGGCTCAAGATGCTCAAGCACAACAAGGAATCGATGTAGAAGCAGAAATTATGGCGGCATTAGCTCAAGAAATTACTGCAGAAATCGACCAAGAAGTAATTGGTTCATTAAGAACATTAGCTGGAACGGCTACTGAGACTTTTGACCAAGCGGCTGTATCTGGTACAGCTACTTTCGTTGGCGATGAACATGCCGCTTTGGCTGTTCTAGTTAACAGAGTTGCTAACCAAATAGCTACAAGAACAAGAAGAGGCGCTGGTAACTACGCAGTAGTATCACCAACAGCTTTAACTATTCTTCAGTCAGCAACTACTTCAGCATTTGCTAGATCAACAGAAGGTACATTTGAGTCACCAACAAATACTAAATTTGTAGGTACACTTAACGGTGCTATGAGAGTATACGTTGACGCATATGCGGCAGACAGTACAGATGTACTTGTAGGTTACAAAGGAGCAAGTGAGGCAGACGCACCAGCGTTTTATTGTCCTTACATTCCTTTAATGTCTTCAGGTGTTGTACTAGATCCAGCTACTTTCGAACCAGTAGTAGGCTTCTTAACAAGATACGGTTATGTAGAGTTAACAAACACTGCATCATCTCTTGGTAACGCGGCAGATTACGTTGGAAAAGTTGCGATCACAAGTGCAAACTTAAAATTCAAATAAGCCCAGCTTATTTTATTTTCAATCAAGGGCGGCTTTATGTCGCCCTTTTTTGTGACTGAACTTTCTATTAACCACTCTTATTAAAAATTATTTTGGCGTTCATAGTGACCTTAGACCAAATGTGGTAGTTTTACTTGTGTTTTAGACTTCTAAATAATTGCAAGTTTCGAAAGAAACTTTTAATCAAAGGGAGGTCCAACAATGGATATCGCAATGAAAATAAAAGGATGGGCAAAAGCTCTTGCTGACGTAGGTGTTTCACTTATAGCGTTAGGAATCGTTTTAGAAATCCTTTTCAAAGGGCAGAACGTTCCGTTCTGGCCAAACGTTTCTGTAATAGGAAACATACAAGGCATATTGCAAGGCTTTTCAGATCAAGGTCTGATAGGGTTGGTAGCAGTATGGATTTTATATCATATCTACAATAGAAAATAATATAGAACTTACATAACGTAACCTCGAAAGAGTGGTGTGTCTGACTTTTTTTGGATTGTGGCACATCACTCTTTTTCTTTTTATACACATATAAAACAAAATATAAAATAATAAATACACATAGTTCAACACGTGCTTTTACATCTCGTAAAAGACTTATGCAGATAACAACTGCGTACCTAGGAGAACTAGGATTGGACTCCTTTAAAGGAGGAAACAAAATGGGAAGACCCTTAAAAAAAAGTAAAATGTCTGGCGATGCGAATGCATTTGGCGGTAACCTATCAGGTAACATAGCAGTAACGGCTTATAGACCATTAGGTGGTGCTAAAGTTGATTCAACAGTTGCTTATGTTGTATCACAAAGAGGATCAAGTTTATTCAAGATTCACTTAGAAGATTCAACAGAAGCAGTTTATGAATTAAAAGCAGTTGCTCCGGGCTCACTAGCTAACACATCAAATCAATTTTGTGTGCAAGTTATTTTAGATGACTCAACAGTAGGATATGTTGCGAAATTCTTTAACAACACAGTACACTATGTTACAGCGGCAGGTGCCACAGGATCAGTGAAATTTACACTAGGTGCTGAAGGAACTGACGAAGGTAAAGTAGCAGGACTTGGTTCAATAGACGTTAGATAATAGAACTATACGTGCTTTAAGGGGGAGTTTACACGCTTCCCCTTTTCAACATAAATAATAGCAAATGGCAAAGCATTTACGTACATCAGGTGATTATACAATTAAAACGGGCACAGGTGCAGGTGGCTCGAATTCAGTAATCTTTGATTCAAAAACAACAAGAGTAAAAGGTGATTTAATAGTTGATGGTTCCAACACAGTTATTGACACAGCATCATTAACAATCGAAGATCCGATTATAATTTTAAGCAGAAATAATTCAGCACCAAGTGATGTTGACTCAGGAATTTTAGTAAACAGAGGTGTGGCAAACAATGCGGCACTGTATTGGAATGAAGGTGATGACACATTCAAAGCAGTTACAACAACATCAGATGGTACAGGTACAGCGATAACAGACACAGCACTTGCAAAAATACAAGTGGCAGAGCCGGCGGCATCATCAGACGCGGCAACAAAAAACTATGTGGACTCGGTAGGTGGAGCAGTATTAACAGGTTCAACAAACAATCAAGTTACCACTGTGACAGGTGCGAATGCTATCACTGGTGAAGCAAATTTAACATTCGATGGAACAGTATTAGCAGTTACTGGAAATATTACAGCAACAACTTCAATAGCCAATGATGCTATCAAAATAGACGATCACACAATTACAACTACGAGATCCAATGATGATCTTGTATTGAAAGCCAGCGGAACTGGTAACGTGGTTATTGACGATACACTTACATTTTCAGCGATGGCAACAGATCCGACAGCAACAGCACAAACAGTATTATATAACAAAACTGCAGGCGGTGGAGGAACAGGATTGTACTTTAGAAATACTGCAATAGGTTCAGGAGCCGTTGGAGAACTGATAAGTAAAAAGAAGGCTACCGCATTAGCGATTGCACTAGGATAAAACATGGCGATAACACAAAAAGTAATAGATTCAGACATACAAGCACAAGAATTTGTGTTCAAAGCGGCGGCTGACACTGCTGTAACATCAATACACTTATGCAACATCACAAGCAATGATGCAACAGTAAATATTTACTTGCTACCAAACGATGGTTCAACAGCAGGACCAACAGAGAACAACAAAATTTACAACACACTAACTATTCTAGGCACTGACACTTACGTTATTGACACAGAAAAAATGATCATGTCATCAGGAGACAAATTGTTTATTGAAACTCCTGACTCATCATCTTCAGTAGTAGCAACTGTATCAACTATAGGATTATAATCCCATGGGTAGATTTATAAAAAACCCAGTGCTAACACAAGGTAGTTCAGTAGAAATTCCCGGTGTATCAACAGCTAACAGACCCACAGGTGCTAACGGTAAAATAATTTTTAACACAACAACTTCAACCTATCAAGTTTACAACGGTTCAGCATGGTACAACGTATCAGAAGCATCAAGAGAAAAATCTTTAACTGTTGACAAATTCCAAGGTGATGGATCAACAACTGTGTTTGGTGCAGGTGAAGGTAATACACTAGATGGGTCAACAATGGCAACGTTAAGTGTTGTTCCAACTGACGCAACTGACATGGTTATATTTGTTGGAGGTATATATCAAATACCTACTACTAACTACACATACTCCGGTGGGCAAATAACTTTTGGTTCTCCAATTCCTGCTAATGACGGAACTAGTAATGGACACATTGTTACGATTATTCACAACTTGCACAAACTGGGCGAGTAAAACTTTTAAAAAACTTTGGGACTTCAAACTTTCTTTCATTAGAAAGTATCCAATCATATCTGCCTACATCGCATTTCTAGAAGGCATAGTCATAGGACTATTACTATATCATTATTTCTTCCAAGTAAGATTTAGTTGTTGTGTTGAACTAGGCTAATAGATCATTCCAAATGTTCGCCAACTTCCAGGCTTGCCGCCATTTGTACAAACCCAACCCACAGGTTGATTCAGTGCAGGCTTTTCATTCCATATCACAGAGCCAGTGTCCCATCTTCCTTCTTTGGGTGCTTGTTCTCCGGAGGCAAAAGTTCTTTCAGCAAATTTAATATTTCCGTCTACGTGCAACGTTTCTTGAGGATACTTAACTCCTATCCCAACATTGCCATATACATTCAAATTAACAGGCTTGCCAGTTTCAGATCCAACAACTACATCACCGTTTGCTTTACAGGTAAGTCTTGCTGTGTCATCTGTTCCAATAGCAAACGCAACGTGAGTGTGTGTACCAACATAAGCATTTGACTCATGCATTCTTGTTATAATTTCATAACCACCAGAGTTAACTGAAAAGTCTGCACTCGGTGCCGTTGTGTTTACTCCGACTCTGCCATCTGCAACATATAAAGTATTCCTAACTTGTAGATTTTTTAGTACACCCAACTGTTCTATATTACTGTTCTTAACACTTTTACCTAGTCTGTCTTTCCAAATAACTTCATTATGATCAACCATTATAGCTTTTTGTACATTAAGTTTTGGAACCTGTGCTGACACATATTCTAAATTCTCGACCTTAATAGTACCTTTAACATGTAAATCTTTAGCAACTTCTACGGTATCATTTTTTATTGTTAAATTAACCGAATCCGATGTGTCTATTATACCTGTTGAATTAAAATTTGTTATGGTTCCGCCGTCAATTAAGTCACCACTTAAAGCGTTTTTGTGAAGATCTATTTGGTGTACTGATATCTTAGATGCGGATACTTTCTCAGGTTTATTAATGGGTAATAAGCTCATATAACGAATATTTAGTATTAGAAAATACCCGCAGGCATTATTGGTAAATATGAACGTAGTAGAGTAGTATTATGGCGATAACAAAGATAGCAGGTGAATTATTAGAATCTAACCTGATTCGTACAACGGATCTGGCATTCAATACCAATGTATTAGTAGTAGATGCACAGAACGGTAGAATCGGTATAGGTACAGATACACCAGGAAACTTTAAATTAGATGTTGTTGGTAATACAAGAATTGCTGGTGACCTTACAGTTACTGGTACTACAACCACAGTAGACTCACAAAATTTATCCATAGAAGACAACATGATTGTCTTAAACAGTTCAGGATCAGTGGGTAATGATTCTGGTGTAATGATCAACAGAGGTGCGGCAGGAAATAATGCCATGATGCTGTGGGATGAAGACACAACAAAATTCAAATTTGGAACAACAACACAAGACGGATCAACCACAACAGATTTTGGTTCTGTTACACTATCAAAAGTAGAAGTAGGCGAACCAGCGGCAAACTCAGATGCATCAACAAAATTATATGTAGACAACTCAGTTGCGGCACTGTCAGCTCCTGGTACTCCTATTAATGGTATGACCCAAGAATTATCAACACCAAGTGACTCATCTTTTGGAGATGGATCAGTTACTTCATTAACTGCATCAACAAAAGTTACAGAAGCGATAGATGCCTTGAACGAAACAATGGAGAACATACGTCTTAACACCTATGTTAAAAGTGTTGCATTTGTATCAAGTTCGACATCAATATCCAACGGAGATACAATTACGTTGACAATAACACCAACAGGCAACGCAACCAGATATGACATAACATGGGGAGATGGCGGAAGTGTACAAACTATAAATGACTCGGGTTCATCTACTACCACTCAGACTCACCAATACAATACAACAGGACAGATTTCAATCACAGTGAGAGCATACAATCATTCAGCGGTAGTGACAGGATCATCAGGGTCAGAAGCATCGTTGACTAGAACAAACTACCTTGCCATTGCCACAGAAGCACCAGTAGTTCAATTTGAAATGTATGCGGCCTCATCAGGAGGTTCGCCAATTACAATAGCCAACACAGGTGCCACAGTGTATCTAAAAAATGTTACTACAAACACTGCAAACACAAACACATTCGATGTTGATTGGGGTGACGGAACAGAAAACACAATAGCAAGTAACTCGGCGGCAGGTGGACAGGCTGGAGCAAGATTGGCACACACTTACACCAATGCAGGAGGTGATGACGGATCAACAGTTGCAGGTTCAGGCGCAGGTGATACCAAGTACGCAATCAAATTAAGACTGCTTACACACCCTACTGCGGAAGCATCAACGTTCCCACAGACACGAACAAACAATTTTGAAGTTTACTCTACACACACTACGGCCTATGCCGCAAACAGTGTTAGAGGAATCAATGAAGAAAGCACATCAGGATTTCCTGTCACATTCACAAACAACACAGCGACACTTCCAGGTGCCGATTCTGCCTTTTCTGCCACACAGCAGTACACTTACAACTTTGATGAAGGATCAACAGTAACAGTTGCAGTTGGTTCAGGTTCAGCAGGTGATACAGGAAACACAATCAACAACACATTTAATTTGAGTAGCTCACAACAAAATGCTGGAACAACTGTGACCTACAATACAACACTAACACTAGCAACTGGACACTCGGGTGCCGACAGTAGTGCGGCTATAAACATAATTGTTGAGCCTGATGTAAGAGCAAACATTGCCGCAACAGCAGACAAGGTGTCAACAGGTGGCGGCAACAACCAGTACACACTATATGATCACACAGACCTAACAGGAGCCAACAGAGCTTCAGCAACATTTACAAACACCTCTAAAAATGCTGACAACTATGATTACGATTTCTTCAGTGATTCAAGTGCTTTGGTTACTGTTGCAGAAAACGGATCCAATGCAGGAAGTATTGGAGCGACACTGACAAGAAACTTCACAGGAACAAGTGCAGGAAACTTTACAACAAGATTTAGAGGATACGGTACACCAGACACCATCTTCCAAGATGATGAAGAAACAATAAATTGGACCATGAAAGCAGTGCCAAGTGCACCAGCAAACCTATCAACCAAAAGTTTAACAATGAATGACAGTGCCCAAGGTACTTCACCTAAACTGTGTCACGGATTTACTGACAACACCAGTTCAGCAACCACACTGAACCCAGGAACTGCATTAACTACTACTGTTGCAAGAAGATATTCAAGCACATCTACTATTGACACAAACACTGTATCAAACGCATATAACGGAGCCGCAGGCACCTTAACAGCGAAGTTAAACGCAACATCAGGACAAAGTAGCAGTGTAACATTTTCAGCGTCAGCAGGAGAGAACGGAACGTTCAATCAAAACAATACACAGTTGGTTGTAACAAATCAAAGAGACTATGATGAAGTTGATTCTGCCTATCCGCAAGACTTTTACCAAGTGTTCACTGCAAAAATTACAAAAACATTGGCGAACTATTCAACGGGTTTAACTGCACAGAGGCTAGAACATTCAGCAACTGGTAACACAAACTTTGTTCATGTGCTTAAAGATGATATCACAGCAGTACCAACCACTGCAATAGGCACAGTGGCAGAAGGCACAGCAGGAACTAAACAATATGTGTCAGGTATTCCATACTATGACGCAGGATCACCAACAGTTACAGTTACAGGAACAACTATTGCAAACTTTACAGGTCAAGCATACCAAGAAACTACTTCACCACACAAAGTTGACAATGACACCAACCAAGAGTCAACATCAGGTGATGTAATAACAAATTCTAACTTTACATATGCCAACGTGGACGGGTCAACTACCATGTTAAGTTCGAGTATTCCCAAGTCAGACATTGGTGTTGGCAGTGCTTACACTATAGGAGCCGTGACAGTTCCAATAACAGGTTCAAGTGTTAAGTCTGTAAAAACAATTAAAGCAATGAGCAAGAACGCAAACGGAGACGGAAGTTACAATTCTAGTTCAACAAAAATTCAAGTGTACACTGCATCAGTATCAGGATTAGATAATGAAGCAGGAGGTATCACAGTATCAGATTCATTAGGGAACGGCAGTACTCACATTGACGATGCTCTAAGGATAACAGGATTCGGATCCTCGTCAGACACACCGTCTTTCAATTCGTCCACTAACTACTACACAGGCAATGCTTGGTCTGGTGCTGTTACTGTGGCGGGGACTACCGAAGCCATATCAAGATTCGGAACAATCAAACATTTTACAACTAATTTAAGCAGTGGATATCTTCCAGCTGGTCCTAACTTAACATCGGGTAGAGATGGTGGTCAAGCACAGTACTATACCTTTGCATTTAGAAGAACTCCTGTATCACAGTTCTCAATAACGATGTCAGGCAAAGTGTCAGGCATGTTTATTGCTATGCCAGGAACAGGAGTAGATAGTTCTTCGGGGTCAAATGGCTGGTTAGACTGTTCAACACAGTACAATGGTTCAGGACAACCAGGGTCAGGTGGCGGAGGAAATGGTTCTGATGGTTGTGCCAAGACAGGTGGAGACAGGGTAGTTGACAACACTACATATTCAGGAAAAACATTCACGTTCACACTGGGTACAGAAAGTCTAGCGAACTCGGTAGGTAACACTTGTTTGGTTAGAATAAAATTAAATTCAGGTGATAGTGTAACAGCATTATCAGTAGGAGTAGCAGGGTAATGGCAATAACTGACGCAAAAAAAGTAGACTATCTTTGGAAGAAGATTGGATATGGTGCGACTAAAACAGATACCAATGCCAACAAGGCGGCACCCAATGAAGCCATTGCATCTCCATTATTATTAAGAGGTGACAAGACTTGGAACCAAGCAAGTAGCATTCCTGCAACCATCCCAGGGTCAAGCTCAGGTGTTGTTACAGTTTATCCTACAAGTGCTCCAGACGAAGCTTCGAATGATGCAACCGCGGCAACAAACAGATCATGGAAGACAGGATTAACTGATTGGATTCCGCCAGAGTTTGGTGCAACATATGGAGTAAAAGTTTATATATACACCGCAAGTGATGCCGGCAATGCCTCTTCAGGTACAAGAGTATTTGCAGGTGGTTCAGGAAACAATGACGAATGGTTCTTTGATTATCAATCTGGTGTATTACATTTTATAGGAACAAATTTGCCCAATGGTGTAAACTTTGGAGGCAAGTCGGTTTATGTTTCGGGTGCAAGATATTCGGGAACACTAGGATTACAGAACAACGTAGCAGACACAGGTGACTTTGGATTCTCAGGAAATAAAATGTCCACAGGTTCATCTAATGCTGACATGGAATTCGACACAGCAGGAACAGGAAAATATTTGTTCAAAGCAGACACGGCTGTTGTACTACCGTCAGGTAACACAGCACAACGACCAACAGCACAAGAAGGTGTATTAAGATTTAACACACAGACATCAGAATACGAAGTCTCCAAAGACGGAAGTACTTGGTCTAATTTAAGAACCGAAGAAGCAACAGTAATAACCAAAGATATTTTTACAGGTGATGGATCAACTACAACTTTTACAATGAGCTTAACACCCACAGATGAAAATACTATTGTTGTCTACGTGGATGGTGTTATGCAAGAACCAGATCAAAACTATTCTCTTTCAGGGACAACAATTGACTTTGGTGATGCCGCTCATGTCGGTGCAAGAATTGTTATCATGCACGGCTTTGCTGACTAATCTATTGTTACACCAGTGGGTGTATAAACTATATTAAATGATTGTAACTGACTTGTGATTTCATTCATCACAGATAATTCAGGCATTATCTCCCAAGCAAATTCAGGTTGTTTGATTATAAATTCGTAACAGTCTTGTCCTGATTCAAACCATAACCTTATGCCCGACATCATGTGATTAGAATCCACTTGATGACTTTCCCTACAAATTAATCTCAAAACATTATCTGTCTTTTGTCTGAACTTATTCATTTGATCCACTAGGTCTGGTCTTTCTTTGAGTATTTCTACACTACGATTACGACACATGGCAGGCCACATCAGTTTAAGACTGTACTTGTATACTATTGCATTTGCCATTTGTCTACTAACTCCTGAAATTTTATAAATGTATCACAGAATCCGTTTGCTAGATCATCCAGTTGAAAAGTTCTAGGTGGATTACATATGTACATAAATTTTGTGTCTGGGTTTGCCAGTGCAACACTTTTTAATCTTGTAAGTTCTGTTGGATTTGAAATGTCATATCCTAATAGAAAAATAATTTTTGGTTTGGTATAAACAGCCAACATCAAACTTAATGTCTGTGGTGAGCATTTTGTAGGATCGATGTCGTAACTGACCAATCCAGGAAAGTCTGGTAAGCAAGTAACACCATCAAAGAACACATACTTCTTGAATAATGGCTCAGGCACCAATAATTTTGTGTCATTAAAGTTGGCGGAGTTCAACATGTCCTGAAGATTAAGCTCACTGTTTACGGTGGCATATTCAAAATTTATACTTTTGTTGGAATTGGATGATGCTACAACCGACCCAATCTTTTGGGCCTGCTCTAAATCGAACCTTACGGGCAGGTTTCCAACCACAGTTATATACGCACTTTTCATATGTTCTTGCTATTTAACTCCACAAATAACGAAGAAACAAATAAATATCATTAGTTTTGCAAATAAACAATTATTATCGATAAGGGGAAAACACAATGGCAATAGGACGAATAACAGGGCAGATGCTTTCAGCCAACCTGGCAAGATCAGGAACGGATTTAGCATTTGAAACAAATTTATTAGCATTAGACGTTAGTAACTCAAGAGTAGGTATTGGAACGGCTTCACCGGCAACTACATTACACGTCAATGCAACGGACGCTATAACAATACCGTCAGGAACAACAGGTCAAAGACCAGGCTCAGCGGCTAACGGTCAAGTCAGATACAACAGCACACTATCAACAATTGAAGGTTACTCAAACAGTGTTTGGGCTAACTTGGCTTCAGGTGATACAGTTAAAGATGCTGATGAAGATACTAAAATACAGGTTGAAGAAGGCACAGACGATGACACGATTAGGATGGACATCGCAGGAGCAGAACTGTTCAAGATGACAGCGGCAGAAACTGTTATTGGTGTAACGAAAGTTAACCATGCGGCTTCTACTATAACTGGAACTGCTACAAACGGTAACATCACACTTACTCCAAATGGATCAGGTGCAGTTGCTATACCAAAAATTGACATCGCGGCAGGTGAAATTGATGGAACTGCAATTGGGGCCAACTCGGCTTCAACAGGTGCTTTCACAACGTTAACTGCTTCAGGAAATGCAACCATCACAGGTGACTTGACAGTAAACGGATCAACAACAACTATTGATTCAACAACATTGACTATTGAAGATCCGATGATCACTTTAGCGAAGAACAACTCAGGTGGAGATGCTAACACATTTGACCAAGGTTTATTCATGAACAGGGGTTCATCAGCAAACGTTTCAATGATATGGGACGAATCAACAGACGAGTTTGCTTTTGCAGTAACATCAGGAGAAGACGGAACAACAGCAGGCAACGTAACAATCGACAGTTACGCGGCTTTACACGCAGGCGTTACAACAGTTACGGACCTACAGACTCCAACAGTTTCGGCGGCAGACGGTTCATTATCAATGACGATTGCTAACACAACCGGTAACATAACAACCACTGCAGACATCATCACTTCAGACATACACACGGGTACGGTCAAAGCAAATGACGGAACGGCGGCTATGACAGTTGCTGACTCATCAGGTGCAGTTAAGATTACAACTGCTTTCGAAGTTGACGGTGCAGGTTTCATCTTTAACGAGAGTTCAGCGTCAGTAGATGCTAGATTTGAATCAAATGATCATGCACACGCTTTATTCATAGATGGTTCAGAAAACCATGTTGGAATCAAGACGGCAACACCAACTTTTGACTTAGACATCAGTGGATCAACAGACGCAGTTAGATTACCGCAAGGTAACACAGCGGCTAGACCAACTGCAGGTACAGGTATCATTAGATTTAACACGCAAACAGGTCAATACGAAGGTTGTCAAGATGGATCAACATATGTTAGCTTTGCGATTGCCGGTGATGCACCGACTTTCTCTAAAGTTTCAGCAACTGGTGATGGATCATCTACAACGTTCACAGGTTTCTTTGGATCAGCTCCAGAAAACGTGAACAACGTTTTTGTTTACATCGACAACGTATACCAAGAGCCAACTGAAAACTACGGCATATCAGGCACTAACATTACATTTACTTCTGCTCCACACAGTGCGGCAAGAATATTTGCAATCACAGGTGCTGATAACACTGCATTAGCAACAGGTGGTATTGCTAGATCTGAGACAAGTTCAGTTAACTTTACGTCAACTGCAACTAACATAATGACATACAACGGTGCTACTTACAGAAGTGCTGAAGTATTCATTCAGTTAACAGATACAGCAAACACAGAATATGCGGCAATGAAAGGTACAGTGGTACATGATGGTACAACTGCATTCATTACAGTTTACGGTATTACTAACAGTGGTTCAGGAGACTTAGCGGCAATTACAGCAAACTACAACAGTGGTACAGTTGAAATTAAAGCAACTAGTACTGGCGGTGTAACAGCGGCGAAAGTACAATATTCATTAGCGGCACTTTAATAGTCCGGTATAGAATATACCTTATAGATAATTTAAAACGCTCTAATGGTAAATACTACTGTTGGGGCGTTTTTTTTACGGCAAAAATTCCTTTAACATATATAATAACAATCATACGGGAAAAATGGAACTATGACAACAAGAAACTTTAGAGTACATAATGGTATCTCAGTTGGTGACATTGTAATCAGTGCATCAACAAATAAAATAACAGGCGGATCAACAGCGGCACCAAGTGCTGACGGTGACTTTGCCAACAAGAAATACGTTGATGACGGACTAGCAGGTCTATCACAAAACGCAATTTCACAATTAAACACAAGTATTACAGTAACTGACTCAGGATCAAACGGAACAATCACGGTTGCGGCAGACGGTAACACGGAACTTGTAATCAATGACACAGCGGCAACATTCTCAGGAAACGTTGTTGTTACAGGAAACATGACAGTGAATGGTACGACGACTACTATTGCGTCAACTACTACTACTCATGCTGATCCACTAATCGAATTAAACACAGGTGCAGGCTCTAACGCTAACGACCTTGGTTTTGTATTTGAAAGAGGATCAACTGGTAACAATGCGGCAATCATCTGGGATGAATCAGCAGACAAGTTCACAATGGGAACAACAACTGCAACAGGTTCAAGCACAGGTAACATGTCAGTATCAGCAGGTACGTTGGTAGCAAACATTGAAGGTAACGTAACAGGTGCAGTAACAGGTAATGCTGACACGGCAACTGCTTTAGCAACTACAAGAGCTATTGGTGGCGTTAACTTTAACGGTACAGCGGCAATCAACTTGCCAGGTGTTAACACAGCAGGTAACCAAAACACATCAGGAACGGCGGCAGTAGCAACAGCAGTAACAGCCGCAGATGAAAGTTCAGATACTTCTTGTAACTTACTTTTTGTTACAGCGGCAACTGGAGATTTGGGTCCTAAAACAGGTACTAACTTAACTTTCAACAGTAGTGCAGGTACACTAACAACTACAACGTTTGTAGGTAACTTAACAGGTACAGCAACAGCGGCACAGTATTCTGACGTTGCGGAAAGATTCGCATCTGACTCAGCATACACACCAGGAACAGTTGTTGCATTAGGTGGCGCAGAAGAGATCACACAAGTTAACGAAGAAGGATCAGACGAAGTGTTTGGTGTTATTTCTAGCTTGGATCAAGCGGCATTCAAAATGAACGGCGGAGCAGGTAATGACGACACTCACCCATACATTGCAATGACAGGTAGAGTAGATGTTAAAGTTATCGGCACAGTGAACAAAGGTGATAGACTTATATCTGCATCAGTTCCAGGTTACGCTAAAGCGGCTACAAAAGCAGAATGCACAGCATTCAATGTTATTGGTAGAGCTTTAACTGGTAAAACAGAAGCGGGACAAGGTTCAGTATTAGCGGCAGTAAGAGTTAGTCACTAATAAATAAAATTACTTTTTAATAGAATTAAAGGGCGGCTTTTTAAGTTGCCCTTTTTTTGTGGCGGTATAAATACTGTTACTGCTGTCAGCCGGCAATGATATCGAGGCTGTGTGTGGCATATGCTACACTAACATTATTATAAGGAGTACCTAGTATGGCCATAGGTCGTATAACTGGGTCAGTACTGAAGTCAAATTTGACTAGAAACGGTACGGACTTGGCATTTGAAACAAACCTACTGTATCTCGATGTTACAAACAGTCGTGTAGGTATTGGTACTTCAGAACCCACAACAGCATTACAAGTAAACGGAACAACAACAACCGCTGGCTTGACTACCAACGGTGCAGTCAACATCGACGGCACAGGCACGTCCAATATGGACAACGTCATCATCGGTGCCAACACAGCGACGGCCATCACAGGTACAACTATTGCAGGCACAACAGCCACAATTACAAATGCAACAACATCAGACAGTGTGCTGATTACAACAACTGAAGACTCAAGCACAGCAGGCCCTGTTCTATCATTGAAAAGGAATAGTTCTAGTCCGGCAGATGCAGACTACCTTGGACAGATCAAATTCAAAGGTGAAAACGACGCTGACCAAGAAGTAAACTATGCAAAGATCACAGGAAAAATACTAGATGCTTCAGATGGAACAGAAGACGGTATACTAGAATTTGCACACATCAAAGCAGGATCACAAAACATTTCAGCAAGATTTAGATCTGACTCACTACAACTTTTAAACGGAACTTCACTTACAGTAGCAGGCGACACAACACTTACAGGATCATTAACATTCTCTGGACTATCACTGCCAACAGCGGATGGAAACAATGGACAGGTATTACAAACTGATGGAAATGGTACAATTACTTTTGCAGAATCAGGCGGAGGAGGTGGTGGAAATAACACAGCAGTTCAGCAGACAAATTATTACAAACTAGGTACAACAACAAAAGTCATTGACGAGTTTGATTTAACAGAATACAGAGGTGCAGTGTATGATATCTCTATGGACGATCATGTTAATTCGTTGGTGGGACATGTAAAAGTAACTCTGTTGCATGATGGATCAACTCCGTATATTTCAACTTACGATGTCAACGAAGACAGCACAAATATTTGTATTTTTACAACGGCAATATCAGGAACCAAACTACAATTAAAAGCAAACACAAACGGATCAACCAACACAGATCTAAGATTAAGAAGAGTTGCACTAGGTGATCACCACGAAACTGTTGCAAACACAAACTCAAAAATAATAGCAACATCAACAGCAATTGGTTCGTCTACAACAACATTAGATCAATTTACAAAAACAGATATACAAAGTGCAAAATATGTTGTGTTGTTTAAAGACTCAACACAAAACGAATATCAAATGAACGAAGTTAGCATGGTACATGACGGTACTAATGTGTTCTTTAACTTCTATGGTGGAGTATCATCAAGAGCAGACTTTCCATTTACGCTATCAGCGGCCATTTCTGGAGCAACTGTAACTGTTTCTGCTATCAGCACAGGTGGAACAACTGCCACAGCAATACTGTATAGATTAGATCTAGGTACTAAAACAAAGTTTGGAAACTTTGACGATACAGAATTTAAGAAAATACATGATCAAGACTCAACGGTTGCAACAATTGACGAGTTTGATGTATTCAAATATGACACAGCAAGGTATTTTATTTCAATTGCCAACGCAGGAGATACAGAATATCAAAACTCTGAGATAGTGCTAACAACCAACAGTGCTAAAACAGGTGCAACCATAAGTGAAAGTATTGTGAGAACAGGCACAACCACACTGGCAACATTCACAGCAGACGTATCATCAGGCAAGGCAAGACTGAGAATAGCAGGAACATCAGCAAACAATGTGGTGTACGTTGCAAGAACGGCAGTGGAAAAAGAACTAATACATTATGCCTCTGATCATACTAGCAATGATGTGTTCATTAAAGCAAACAACCTTGTGGTTGATGACACAGCAACAGAATTTAAAGTAGATAAAATTACACAATCTTCACATAGTGACTTTGTAAGTAGACAATATGTATTATTTGGTACTACTACCAACAACACAGAAACAGAAATATTTGTTGGTGGCGTAAGTGATTCACGTATACCAGTTACTACCAACAGTACCATGAACTACACACTAGATATCACGGCAAGACGTACAGATGCAGATGGTTACTCCGCAGGTTACCAACTTAAAGGAGTTGTTGACAACAATTCAGGCACAGTTGCTGACGTGGGTGATGTGTACGAAATTATTATTGCAGAAGATGACTCAGATTTGACCATAGATGCAACAGCAGACAACACAAATAAATCATTAAAAGTTACAGTAACTGGACAGTCAGGACACACATACAAATGGATGTGTGCGGTCAAAACATATGAGGTTATAGAATAATGGCTAGAACCAGAGGGTTCCAATGGAACAACAAAACAAAAAAATTATTCAGTAAAGGTCAAGAGGTTGTTGATAACTCGGCATCCAACTTGGTTAACACACTTAAGAACGTTGGTTCTGCAACAGGTACAGGAGTGGCACTTACTGCACAAGGTAATGACTCAAACATTGATTTAACACTAACGGCAAAAGGTACAGGTAACGTAACAGTTTCTAGTACTGGAGCCATTGTAGTACCCAAAGGTACAACGGCACAAGCACCGACTGGTGCGGCAGGTATGTTGCGTTACAACACAACACTCGCCAGGTATGAAAGATATGATGTAAGTGCAGGAGCCTTCGTTGACATTGCCACACAGGCGGCGGCCGCGGCAGAGTCCGATGACGTCTCAATCGGTGAAACACTGTCAGTAGGGACTAGCGTAAAAAATATTGATACATTTGGAACAAGTGTGTTTGATTCTGCATTTTATCTAGCAATAGCAAAAGATGAAATCAACGAAGAAATAGCGGCACAACAAGTTTCATTGGTGCACAACAATACTAGTGCATTTGTGTCAGCAGGTGGTGGAGTTAGAACAGGAAGTAATTCACACATATCATACACAGCAGACATTAACTCAGGCACAGTAAGATTAAGAGGAACTGGGTCAAGCACGGTGAACTCAGTTAAGTTTTACAAAATAGGATTAGGAGATGCCACATCAGAAAGTAGTTCAGGAAACACAGCAACATTAATCAACACAGATGTCGACAGTGCTGTTGAAAACATAGACACATGGGCTCATGCAAGTTACAGAGGTGCAAAATATTATATCAGTGCAAACAACACTGGCAAAACAGAACTACAAAACATTGAGTGTATGGTCGTCCACAACGGAACTGACGCCTTTATTACAACATACAACGACGTACACACTGGTAATGATCCTTTAATAAGTTTGACCGCAGACATCAGCGGAAGCACTGTAAGACTACGTGCAACAGGAAACGAGCCAAACACAGCAGTAAAAATGTACAGGGTTCTACTGTCAGATGCACAAAGTACGGCAACAAGTACCAACACAAGGACAGTGGGTGCAACCACAGTATCAAGCAGTGCCACACAGATAGACACATTTACAACAGACGGTGCAACAGGTTGTCACTATGTTATCACTGGACACAATGCAGGTGCAAGTGATGATTCTATAGCAGAAGTTTTTGTAGTGTCAGATGGTACAGATGCTTACGTTGCCAGCACAGGAATTAGTTCTAAAGGTACAGATCAATTAACATTCACAGCATCATTATCAGGCACGACTGTGACATTGTCAGCGTCAAGCACCAGTGGAGGTTCTACAACTGTTAATGGTTACAGGGTACAGATGTTGAGAACGTCAGGTGGAGCGGCAACTGACTTGCAGGTGTTAACAAGCACAACACAAACTATATCAGGTGCGAAAACATTCTCGAATGCTGTTGTGATGATGACAAACTTGCCAACAAGTGACCCAAGCAACGCAGGACAACTGTGGAACGATAGTGGTACTTTGAAAATCAGTGCTGGCTAGACAATCAAGTCTAGTATAGTTTGTAACTTACCTTTTATACTTTTATTATTCAGTGTATTTTTAAGACCCATGTGCAAATTCTTGGGCCAACATTCAAACGCAGTCCAACAGTATCCTGAATGTTCGTCATTTAGTTTAGGAATAAATTCCCCGTCGATGGCTATGAGATATGTGTGGAAGAAAAACTTCTGATCATTTGATGTAAACATTTCTAGAGGAATTATTTTTTTAAACTTGGGCAAGCCACCTACTTCTTCTGTGATCTCTCTTTTCAATCCTTCAAATGCTGATTCTGTGTACTTGGCCTGTCCACCGACCAATCCCCACATGCCCTGTGTTTTTTTATCAGTTCTTTGTAAGAATAAGAAACGTTTGGTGCTGGTCGAATAAAACAATGCACCAGAACATACTATATTTTTTTCCATGTATTATTATAACAATTATGGAGTAGTTGCGTCAAGGCTTGAATTGTATCCTGGATCTGCTCCACCGTCTAGTACTATGCTCCATTTACCAGCGGCATATATTCCTTCATAGGACTTCTTCCATTCGGTTCCGTCCCATCTATACTGTATACCTGTGTTCAAGTTAGTAACATAATGTTGTGTTGAGTCTGGATCTGAAGCATCAAAGGCTATGTTCCATTTGCCTGTTGCACTGTTGTACTCTATAATATCGCCAACAGTTGCTACAAGTGTACCCCAAGTTGCACTTTGCATGGATGCTGTTGAATCTCCCACATCATTTATAACCAAATATCTGTCACCGTTTGCTGGTGTGCCTGGACTAAATGTTGCAGGATTAATAATTTTCTTAACTGCTGTCAGCGTGTTGCTTGGTATGGTATCCGAATCTGGATTGTATAATAATATTGTATCGTCTAGTGTGGTTGTTGCAATAGTTCCTATAATTTCGTTGCCATTTGGCTGTGTTAATCTAATTTCCGATGTGCCACTTACAACTTTTCCGTACTGTTCTAACAGTGTTTTCCAGTTAACTGCTGGTCCAAATGTTTCAAACGGATCAAAATTACTTGGCTCATTTGCTCCAGATTGAAATCCAGGACCACCTGACTTAACATTAACGCCTGTGCTACCTAACAATCTTAACTGATTACCTGTTACTAACAATCCAAAATTGTTTGGTGTTATGAAACTTCTTGATGTTAATTCTCCATCTATTAAACCTTTTGCTATTCCGCCGTCGTCATCATATATGCTCATTATAATTTTTTGTACAACACCTAGCTTCTTAACCTTAACTGGAGGTGATAGCCAAATAGGCATTGAGAAAGTTAATGTTGCAACATCTATTTCTGAGTCTGCACCCACTGGTATCGTTCTACTACTAAAGGTGATGTTCTGTAATTCAACATAACTTAAACTGGTCCAGTCAATATAGTTGTCTGATTTTTGTATTTCAAAGTCTGGATTAAACAGATATAATATCTGTTCCATAATTTGTAGTTTTTGATCTGTGTTTGTTGTCCATATATCAGCTGACACTTCCAATCTAAAAGGAGATGGCATAACTTTTTCAACAGTATATCCAGCACCTAATCTATCACTGTAACTTCCGTCTGCTAATACATCACGTTCTTTTAAATGTTGTTTTTCAATATGATAAGGATTTTGCATTCTTTCTCTATCATAATTTAATTCTCTAACATATGCGGCAATTCTTGGGGCATACTGTAAAGCGTTCTCACTGTTGTTTCTAATAATACTTGCAACCTGTCTTGTGGGATCTCCGTATACAACAGGCACTGCTCTTAAATTTACTTCGCCATCTTTACCTCTGCCTGTCTCCACAGAAAAGTTACTCAAAATTCTAATGAATTGAGTTAAAAATTTTCTAACCTGTCCTTCGTAAAAGTGTAACATTCTTAATTGTCAGCCTTTGGTTTTAATGCATTAGTTAAAGACTGTCTTTGTTTTGTTGTTAATCCGTTTATTGTTGATTCTGTTGCATTGTTAACAAAATTAGTTTTAAAGTTGCCTCTAGAATCATTGTTTGTTGTAGTTATTCTAACACTATCTTCAATTTTAATCCATCTGGCACCATCATAACGGAACAATCTGTTTGGCAAGTAATCTGTTCTCAAGAAGTAGTCGCCTTTGTCCACATTCGAAGTAGGAAAATTTATACCAAATCCTGCAGGTGCTCCGTTTGGTGCAACGCCATCTCCGTCCAAATAAAATCCATAGTGTGAACTTGCTGGTGTGTCTATTACTGCGTTAACTTTCCTTGACGAACTTGCTCTACTTTGTGCAGAGTTTACATTGTCAGTTCTAATATTTCCTCTTTCGTCTATAGGTGCAACATAGTATTGCTTGTAGTTAAATCCTGCCTTGGGTGCATCTGATTCTGCTTGAGCAACTATTTGCTCGTTAATTGTTTTTTCTCTGTTATAAGTTGACATATAACTTGCAAGTGATCCAGTTGTTGTTGCATCACCTAGTATGTCTTTGTATTCTTGTGAATCAACTAGTGATTTCATTTTTAATCTTAACAAGTGTGGCCACCAAGTTTGTGAAAATCCTTCTGCGGCTCTGTTTACATCTTCTACCACGTAGTATCTTTTCAGTGCAATTGGTATACTTTCGTCCAATGAATAATCTTCTTTCATGTGCGGTAACTCTATTACATCACCACTCATGGGTTTTCTTCCTATTCTTTCAACTATGTCATTTAGATGTACAGTTAAAAAAAGTGTGTCGTTGGATAAAAACATTCCAAATTGTGATAGATTAAAATCTTGATCCTGTACATTGTATATGCCTCTAATAACATACACATCGTCTGCATATTTTCTGTCTCTATTTTCTAAGAATAGTAAATCTTGTATGGTTCTTTCATTCAGACTATCACCTGAATATTGCGGATTTGTTGGAGATGCCGCTCCGTCTTTGTTCTCGTCACCTTGATCGTATGGCCCTAGGTATTTGTGAAAATGAAGGTCAGTTCCACCCACGATAAACATCTCTTTGATGTTACGATCGAAGAACTTATAGTCATTACCTTTCTCGGGCTTAAAAATGGACAATCTTGGCATATCATACATATTTATTGCACAGGCAAAGGTAATAAATATGTGTATGTCAGAACTTCAAACAGGTCAACAAGAGATATATGATTACGTTAAGAACAGCCTAGGTGATGGCATGATTGACGTTGAATTAGACCCTAAACACTACGAAACTGCTCTAACTAGAGCACTTAACAAATATAGACAGAGATCATCAAATGCTGTGGAAGAATCTTATGCTTTTCTTAAACTTAAGAAAAATCAAAACGAATATATTCTACCAGATGAGGTTATCAACGTAAGAAATTTAAACAGAAGAACTGTTGGATCAAGAACTGAAGGTGGAGAAGGTGGTACATTGTTTGAACCTTTCAACTTGGCCTACACAAACACATACTTGTTGAGAGCAGGTGCAACAGGTGGACTAGCAACTTACTATGCTTTTGCATCATACCAAGAAATGGTGGGGAAAATGTTTGGAAGTTTTATTCAATTCCATTTTGATGTAGCAACAAAGAAATTAACAATGACACAAAGACCTAGAGCTGACAACGAAACAGTTCTTATGCACACTGACAACTATAGACCAGACATAACACTGTTCAAAGACATATATTCTAAGCCATGGATTAGAGATTATACACTTGCAGTATCTAAACTTATGTTAGGTGAAGCAAGGGGAAAATTTAATACCATTGCTGGCCCGCAAGGCGGAACAACGCTTAACGGTGATGCGTTAAAACAAGAAGGCCAAGCAGAAATTGAAAGACTTGAAGGCGACATAGGTAACTTCCAAGAAGGCGGCACTCCACACAGTTTTGTTATTGGTTAACTTCTAGTACTAGATTGCTCTACCACAAAGTGTTTTAAATAGTAGTATCATGATAGATTCCAAATATAAAAAACTTACCAAATGCACGATAGATGAATTAGCCGATATGGTGGACGATTTAGAAAACATCTCTATTCATTGCCTAAAAGAAAAGAAACTGAGTATGCGTAGACTGGTATTGACACAGATTCATGATGTCAAAAAAGAGATTGAAAAACGTTTAAAAAAATAGTATAATAAATCTATGTTAATAGGTGTAGTAGGTTTAATAAGTTCTGGTAAAGGCACAGTCGCAGATAGACTGGAGCAAAAACACAACTTCCGTAAAGATTCATTTGCAAAAAGTTTAAAAGATGCTGTAAGTTCCATGTTTAATTGGGACAGAGAAATGCTGGAAGGCAAAACTGAATCAAGCAGACACTGGAGAGAAACTCCTGATAAGTTTTGGAGTGAACGATTTGGCAAAGAAGTAACCCCTCGTTGGGTACTACAATACTTTGGCACAGAAGTCATGCGTCAAAACATGCATGACGCTATATGGATCGACAGTTGCTTGATGAGATACAACGGTAAGCCAACTGTGATTGCTGATACTAGATTTCAAAATGAACTTAAAATGATACGTAAATCCGGCGGAAAATTAATATTAGTCAAAAGAGGTGAATTACCCACACGAGAAGAAATGCAACAAAAAGGTGCACATCAATCAGAATGGGATTGGATGGGTTGGGACTTTGATTTTACTATTGACAATGATGGTACAAAAGAAGAATTATATGCAAAAATTGACGACCTAGTCATCAGCAACAAGATCACCCAAACGCCAGCCGAGACGCTTGACCCCTTGCAACCTTTGGCAATTGGCGCAAACAGTTTTTAAATTAGTAACAATAGTATTCCTCAAATTTCCGTCCACAAAGAACACATCTAATTGACTTTGATTCTGTGCTTTGAACCCGCACAATTCACACTTGTTTTTCTTTTTATATCCTGAACGTTGCAGTGCTGTGATTCCGCCTACTTTCTTATTACGCTTCTTTCTATTACAGGTATCACACAGTCTACGCCAATAGATCTTGTCACCTTTCTTATAGGCATATGCTCTAGGTTTGGATCTACATTCTACACATAAGGGTCTAACTGTATTGTTCATATACAAGTATTTACGTTGCCTATATAGGCACCACAGTTTTAGCAAATTACGTATCGAATTACCTAGTTTCTTATAAATACTTCAGTATATACGTACAAACTTGCAAGGAGAACACATAACATGGCATTAACAGCACCAGGAGTAGAAGTAAGTGTAATAAACGAGAGTTTTTATGTACCTTCAGATGCAGGTACTACACCACTTTTTATAGTAGCATCATCACAAGACAAGAAGAACGGAGCAGGCGATAGCACGGCATCAGGAACACAAACTACAAATGCCAATACTGCTTATTTGATTTCTTCTCAAAGAGAATTAACAGAAACTTTTGGCGATCCAAAATTTTATCAAGACGCATCAGGCAATTCATTACAAGGTTATGAATTAAATGAATGGGGTCTACAAGCGGCATACTCTTTCTTAGGAGTTGCCAACAGAGCATACGTTTTAAGAGCAAATGTTGACACTAGTGAATTACTAGGAAGTGCATCGGCTCCAACTGCTAAACCAACAGATGGTACATACTGGTTTGACCTTGCATCAACTAGCTTTGGATTATTCGAGTGGTCAAAAACAGATCAAGCATTCACAACAATAACACCAACACTTATTACAACAGTTACTGATTTAGTTGGAGGAGTTTCAACTGGAGCACCTAAAACTTCAATTGGTATCACAGGTGATTATGTAATTAATACAACACACGTTACTAACAAGATTTACAAAAAAACTGAATCAAATACTTGGGTACAAGTTGGATCAAGTGCATGGCACTTATCACTACCTGTAGTTTCAGTAGCGTCTGGAACAGCAGTAACAAACAGTCAGAACATGTCTATTAATGGCATAACAGTTGCGACAGGTGGAACTGCATTATCAAATGTTAACTCGGCAATTAATGCGGCAAACATTCCAGGTGTAAGTTCAAGCATTAATGCTACAACAGGAAACTTAGACATCTTCCACGATGGTGGTGAGCTTGGCGATTCTACAAACAGAGAAATACTTGACTTTAAGAAGGTA